CCGGTGCGGATGGGGTGCATCTGGCAGAACTCCACTTCCGCAAGATTGTACACCGGTTCCTCCACTGTCATCCTGAACCCGAGGGTTAAAAACCACTCGTTAAGGCCCAAGTTGAACTTGTCAACGTCCTTTCGGGGCATGAACACTACGCAGTCATCACCATTGTTGATGAATCGTACGTTGATATCTTTCTGTCTACAGTATTCCCACACCATCCCACTCATGATGATGCAGTTTCCTAATGCTGTGTTCATATCCCCAGAAAATCGTCTTCCTTCTACATTGTAGGTGAGTCGGCCGTTATCACAATGGCCAACCCCCTTGTTACTCACCTGCATTTTAAGCAGTCTGGCAAGCTCTTTGTCTCCCTGATGGAGAGCCTGGTATATGCTGTGTTCCCACTTGAGCATTGAAGCGCTCACGTGCATGTCGAACTTGGTTGCATCCAGGCCAATTGCTGCACAATCGCCAATAGAGTCCCACTTTTCTGCTATCACCTCCGCTGTCTGCCTAACATTCATGCCCTTCATTACCACAGGTAAAGGATCATTGAACACCCTAGCAATTGCCTCATACAAATGATGCTCATTGGGTTTCAAATATCTTCCTAATCCTATGTTATAGACGGGGTGTCTTGGCTGAATACAGCGTGGTGCCTTCTCAGGATTCACCTTCTCACATTTGACAAATGCACAACTAACCGCATGTTTCTTCTGTACTCCCACCGAGTAGAACTCAGGGATCGCATTCTCGTATATTGTCCGTTTTCGCCCTACATACATCTCAGCAAATTGCTCAGGGGAAATGAGGGGGGAAAACTTAGTTTTACGTAGAAGGTTCCGCTTGAAAGCTCTTAAGGTTGTGTCAATCACCTTTTGCTCGGGTTGCGGTGGCTCAATAAATTGGCCACCGATTTTGCATCTGTACATCCGTTCCAGTAGCGCTGCGGCTAGTGTGTCTATGTCAGCGTCATTGATGCGCAACGACCTACCACTGGTGGACACATTGTCCACTATGTAGGCTGTTCGCACCTTGCAGGGCGCCTGGTTGTGTGTGACCACCATTCTCGGATCCGTGAGTACACTTTTGTGTCTCACGCCGGTCACCACTCCCAAGCACCCCTACGCGGTAGGCATGTGTTGCCAATCCGCGAGACGCTCCTTCGCCAGGTTGCTCTTGGCCCACCTGGCGGCATTGATCTCGTCCTCACTTGGGAGGAATGCTGCCTGTACGATGTACGGCAGCACCCGCGCGGCATCCGTTGGCCGCACCTGCTTGTGCTTGATCAGTTCTGCTGCATATCGTTGAATCGCTAGGTAATTGGCCTGCGTCTTCTTCGGGACGCCAAACTTGAGTTTGACTGCAGCCAGTATGCACTGTGCAAACTGGTCCTTGTGCGCTTTGTGAATGCGCCGGTGTTCCTTGACTTCTAGTGGTTCACTCAATAACACAACCTGACCTCCATTCTTGTCAGTCTGCGTTGTTTCCTTCACCACCCGATTTGTAATACGTCCCATAGCTGCCTCGCAGCCTATCATGGTCGTGGC